CAGCCCTTTTCAAGCATAAATCGCCCTTTTTGACGATAAAAAACAGGGTATCATGGCGCTAATATCGGTCGCAGAACTGCGTAGCAGGCTCTACCAGAGCCAACTTTCTAACGATGCGCTTGAGCAAGACGCTGATGCAGAGCTCGCTCTGGGCGCCGCGTCAGACAGAATAACGCGCCATTTGCAGCGAAACATGCTCGCTGCACGCCATACGTACGCCTTTATGCCGCTCCAGGGCGAGTACGACTACCTCCGACAGAAGAGCGTGGTGCAGGTCAGCGAGTGGCCGATACACAGAGTGTCCGCAGTAGACAAGGCGAATGATAATGCACGCCTCATAGATGGCCTCGACGTAGAGCCTTTCGCAGAACGCAGCGGCGACGAGGCGAAAAGGTACGTGATCCTGTCCGATAAGCAATACGATCCCGTGCTCATCACGTTCTACGCCGGGTATAGACTGTCCGACGAAACAGATAATGCCGTCAATACGCGATTGGGGCTGATAGTGGATAACGCCTCGATAACCATCAACTGGGCAAGCGTTGCATCCGGTATCTTCATAGAACATGTCGTGGCAGGCACCGTAGGAAATGGGTACACGGTGACGTTTGAGTACGACGGCAGCATAACGAATGGCGAGGCCGTAGCAGAGTACGGCGACAACGAGATAACCATCAAGTGTCGGGGCGTCGTTACGTACGGTGAGGCTATCGACGCTATCAACGCTGCCCGACTGAACGACGTGCAGATCGTCGAGGCGTCAATTTCGTCCACAGGATCAGCTAATCGCGCTACGTCCAAAAACTGGACAAGCGCAGATTCCGCCGTCACCGGCATGCTTTCCGGTGGCGAGGGCGACGCTGCTAATGGGCCGATCACATGGCCCGTCCTGCCACCGGCAATAACGGAGGCGGTCGTTAAACTCGTAGCCTATGAGGTGCAGCGCATGTCGTCAGGCGCCATCGGGCGACGCGACCTTACGTCGCAACTGATTCAAGGCACAAGCGTAGGAGCGCAGTATTCTTCGGACAGATCGTTTGAGCGCGACGTGTTCAGGAGCATTCACGCATATCGCAAAATGCTGTCGCATTATGACTGAGTGGAATTGCAATATGGTCGTCCGTCGCTTGACGACGCCTGAGCGCGTACGACTGTACACCGTGCTGTCGCAATGCAATAAAGGCGTTTCGTTTAGAACGACGCCTAAGTGGGTCGCAGGCGCATTCGGTTTGACGGGGTTCGGGCCGACACGCGAGCGGACGCTCGAACACCTTCGTAACCGGATCAACAAACATGCGCCAAAGCGATGCAACGTCTTGTAGCATTCCTCGCAGGCACCGCCCTTTCTGGCATAGGCGCCGCTATATGGAGCATGTTCATTTTCAAGAAAAGGCAACACCAGGTTAATGCGTCCGTGGTGGAGTTCTTTCAAGAACATGATGATCGAATGACTGCGCTTGAAAGGGCATGGAATGACGGAGAATTTCTCCGAACGATCAACGACGACGACGATGAGTAGATCGAGCCATGTTGACAAGATATTCAATGCGCTTGACAATGCTTTATTCCGTTCGTAATATCGTACCTGCGTCCATGGCGTTAGACCACGGGGCGCAGGTATTCATCTACCTGGGACACGGCGACGCAGCCGTTAGCCACGGGTGCTAACGCCCAAAACTATGAAGGAAAAACGGAAAGAAACTCTTATTTACGAAGGTGGCCAAGCAGCCATCCTCGAAGAGAGCCAGATAAAGGCTGTCACGGACGAGGATCGCGCCGTCAAAGGCGACGATAACGTTGTCGTTGGCGGCTATTCTATCCGTTTCGATGACGAGCACGGCAAAGATGGCGTCACAGACCTGACCGGACAGTGGTTCACGAACAAGACGTATTTCGGTGTCCTTGACGGAAGCATGGTGGATGTTTATTTCCACCACATGTATCCGATCCTTTCCGACGACATCGCTGTCAACGTCAGCAAAGCGCTTGCAGAGCACACGTTTGGTGTAGCCAAAGCGTCGCGTGAGGAAATGGGCATATGGGTAGAGACAGTGCTCAATATGCGCGACGACTACGAACGCGAAGTCGCTAACATGGTCAAGGCCAACAAGATCGGGTGGAGCAGCGGCAGCGCCGGACACCTGGTAAGTATCGAGCATGTCAATGACATTGACGGGATGGACGAGAAGCGTAAGGATGAGTTGAAAAGCCGCTTCTGGTATCCGGGACGCATCAAGCGTTGGCCAGTGTCCGAGCATTCGCTCACTCCGACGCCCGCAGAGCCTCGCAACATGGTCGGCATGGATAACGAGGACCGGAAACTGTACGGCATGAAGTCGCTTAAGTCCGGCCTGTTTGTTCGTGACGATACGCAAAAGGACAACGGCATTACGCCCCCCTCCGAATCGAAAATCGTCGTTACCATGCCGGAAGGTTGGGACGACACCCTGAAACAGGCCATCTTTGGCCTCGACAAGAAGTTGCAGCAGATCCTCGATAAGCCCAAGGTAGAGCCGAAAGGCGGCGAACCGACGCTTAATATGGATCTGATCAAGTCCCTCAACACGATGCTCACTGACTTTAACACGCCAACTGCACAAGGCAATGGATAAGGATCAAGCCAGCACTGCTATCAAGACGCTGACGGACAACGTTTCCGCAGCCGTCACCAAGCTCGAGGAATCGAGCACGAAGCTTGCGGAATCGCAGAAGCAACTGACCGACGCACAGGCGGAGTTCGCCGAGGCGAAGAAGAGCATCGACGAGGATGCTATTCGCGGTATGATTTCTGACGAGTTCCAGAAGCAGGCCGAAAAGACGTCTCCGGACGACGCCTCTAATACGGGTGCGCCCCATATCGCACAGTTTGCGGAAGCGAACAAGTTCGATAACCTGACGTTTGGCGAGTTGGCCGTAGCGCACAAAGCGCTCTCAGCCGCTGCCGAGCACGTGTCCATTACCGGGTGCAAAGAGGGTCCCTCGAAAGAGATGACCTTTGCTCTTGCCGCTCGCGCTGTGCACGATGGGCAGACGCAGGATATTACGCATGCAGTGCGCACGCAGATGCGCAAGCAGCATATCCCGACCAAGCCCGGCGAGATGAAGAGCTATGCCGCCAAGTTCACGGCGATGCATAAGGACTTCCCCCGCGAGGCGCTCAAGGCGAACGAGTTGGAACGCACCACGCTCACCAACTACGGTGATGAGTGGGCTGGCGTCGCATACTCGAACACGCTCTGGGAAGAGATCGAGCATGCATCGAACGTGCTTTCGATGATGCCGACGTTCCAGCTTCCTGACGGCGTAGAATCCGCTGTGATTCCCGTCGAAGCCGCGCCCCCGTCGTTCTATCGGGTAGCGCAAGCGACGAGTCAGGCTGCTAACCCCGGGTACACTAACCTGACGGTGCAAACCAGCCGACTGGGGACGCAACAGGTCAGGGCAAACTCCGAGAAGATCGGGGCGGGCGTGACCTGGACGGGCGAGATCAACGAGGACCTGATCGTCAACTTTGTGCCTATCCTTATGGCTGCGCTGTCAGAGGAAGCCGGGCACGTCTTTGACTCGATGCTGATCGACTCGGACACGGACCTGACCGCGACGAACATCAACACGGGCGCGGTGATCTCCAGCGCGACGCATCCGAACACGGCTTTTGTCGGGTTCCGCAAAGCGTCGTTCGACACTGGCAAGAGCGCTGCTGCCGCTAATGCGTTTGAGTACGGAGAACGGGCGTTCCTCTATGCTACAGCGCAAGAAGCGAAAGTACGTGATGCGGCTGCTGTGGACGCGATTACCAATACGGCATTGACTGGCGGTAGTTCGACCAACGGTTTCGTGTTCGACCCGACGCACATCATGGACATGATTCCGATGTTCGGGCAGGCTGGCGCAGACGGTATGGATCCGTCGAAAGTGTTCCTGCTCTCCAACATCGGGCTGGACTTCGAGATTCACAAGACCGCTCCCGCAATCAATCGGGACTACAGCGTCTATGGGATGTCGAACGGTCGCGTGAACAGCATCTACGGTTACCCGTACATGTGTTCCATCGACTTTGCTCGCCAGAACACGGGACGCAAGGTTTCGAGCACGGGCGTTATCAGCGCCACGAGCACTGCGAACACTCGGAATGCGATTATTGCGGTACGCAAAGACCAGTGGTTCTGGGTGATGAAGCGGATGATGAGCATGGAGGTCGAGCGGGTGCCCCGCGCTGACGCCTTCGAGCTCACGATGATGACCCGCGTAGGCATCACCTCGCGTACCCGTGGCTCGCGAGCCGTACAACTCTACAACTTCAAATAAACACTGACACCATAAACCATGGCTGACACAACCTTTGCACGCATTCGCTGCACCAAGCAAAACATCTGTATGCCGGTAGGCGGACACGAGGTGTTTGAGGCCGGCGACGTCATCGACGTTGAGGAATCTCTCTTGAACTCTATCCCTGCATCCGAATGGGAGAAAGTGAACAAGACTACCAAGCTGGTGCGTAACCCCGTGAAGTATCGCGTTACGCTCGCTGACGGTAAAGAGGTTATCGGCGGCGAAGAGTCTGCTGAAGACGCGAAAGCAAAACCCACGCAATATGTTGCGGGTGGCGCTGTCGTTGCCGGAGCCAAGACGCTTGCCGATGTGTAAATGAATGGCGTCGATCCCTAAATATCATTCTGCGTGGAAGTATGACGGCGTATCATGGGGCGGGTTGGCTATGGCTAACTCCTTGCTCATAGCAGCCAAAATGCCTCACGACAATGCGTTGAAGGCGCTCGCTATACGCACCTTCCACGATACGAATGAGATGACCATGCCCAAGTATGTTGCGGGCGAGGCCGCAAAGAGGGCAGGGATCAAGGCGAACGAGGTTCAGCATACCGGTCTTGAGGACTACGGTGAGGAATGGGTAGGCATAGCCTATGCAGGCGTCTACTGGGAGGACGTGAGCGTACGCTCACGCATCTTGCCGCTGATTGAGACCGTGACGATACCTCAAGGAGCGAACAGGATGCGTATTCCCGTTGAAACGGAATCGCCTACCTTCTACCGCGTTCCTGAAGCCACCGCCGCCGCCAACATTGGCTACACCACGCTGACGCTTAAGACAAGCAGGGTGGGTACGGCCATGAGGGACGCTTTGGTAGCCAAACGAGGCGCCGCGGTTACGTGGACAGGTGAGATGGATGAGGATTCCGTTGTCAACTTTGGCGACGCCGTACGCATGCTGCTCGCCAAGGAAGGCGCCCATGTCATGGACGACATCCTGATCAATGCGGACAGCGAGGAAGGCACAACCAACATCAACAACAACGGAACAGCCCTTGAGGACAATGATGTCCGGTTGGACTTTGATGGGTTCCGTAAGTTTGCGCTGTCTGACGCTGCGTATCAGCAAGACGTAGCAGGTTCGCTTGGACCCGCCAACATCGCTCGCCTGTTGCGTATCACAGGCTCGGACTCTGCGGACATGGACGACCTGAAGGTCATTGTGCCTATCCGTTCCCATGAATCGTTGCTTACGACGGACACCGGCTCGGATCGTGTCAACGTGTTTGACTTTCTGCGTCGTGAAATGGGCCAATGGAGCGTCCTGGGCGGTTACGAGTACATTCCGACGCCTGACTTTACGCGAGGCTCTGCGCTGACAGCATCCAACGGCAACGTGTCTGATACGGACTCGGACAATACGCGCCTGTCAGCGATTGCCGTGCGCCCTGATCAGTGGATCGTGGGCAATAAGCGGAAGGTCGAGATCGTGGTAGAACGTAGACCCCGCGCTGACGCATACGAACTGTCTTTACTCAAACGCATAAGCCTTGCTTACCGCTCAGGATCGACGACGGCAGCCGCGCTTGCATTCAACGCTGAATAGCCATGATCTTGCTCAAGGTAGATGCTCGTATCGAAGGAGAGGTACATGGTGAGGATAAAGGGACGCGACATCCGATCCTGACGAGGTATATCAATCTGAATCACGTAGAGATGATCTACGAGGATCAGGTGCTGGTATACGCTGTCGGGGAGGTTGTGCAAAAGGACGGTGAAGACGTGTACGAAACAGTAACTCGTATACGTATGACCTATATGAGGCAAGCGCATTCGTCAATAAGGGCTGATGTAGCACCCTATGAAGACGTTACTCACGACTTCGAGTACGAGGTGTTGCAGCCGATGTCGGCTGTGATAGATGCTATCGACGCGGCGCTCCCTGATATGTGCGTATGCGACACTACGGAGGATAAGCCGGAGAAGCCGGAGACGCCTGAAAAAGAATAGGGCAGCAATGCTCTGACAAATCCCAAGACCCATGGCAGAGGTATTCAAGACCATAGGGATTCACATGCAGGAGGGTATCCGGGAGTCGCTCGGATGGATGGCGGAGGAAATATCGGAGTACGCTATCAATCAGAAGATGAGGGAAGCGGGTCCAATAAGTAAAAGGGAGCCGATATGGAGGCGCAAAGATGACAAAGGTCCTATACGTATTCTGCACCCTACTCACGAGGAGGCGGCAAAAGATGATCCGGATTTAGATATTACAGCCGGACGCCTGAGAGATTCCCTTAAGTTTGAGGGCGTTGATTCCCCGCCACCTGAACAGGTGTTGCGCATCGACGTAGGGCCGGGCGGCAACATCCTTGAGTTTGGTACGAGCGTTTACTACGCCTCCCATGAACTTGACGGCCAATTTGCTTT